AGAAGATGGTTTGAATGATTTTAATTTTATGAAACTTCATTGGACTGTACATCCTGAGAGAGAACAAGAGTGGAGAGATGATCAAGATAAATTGTTAGGTCCTTCATTAGCAGCACAAGAATGTGATTGTGATTTTATTACTTCTGGACAATCAGTTATTGATGGTATATTATTAGAAGAGCAATTAAATATAAATGTTTGTGAACCAGTAGAAAAGCGTGGAGTGGATTCTAATCTTTGGATATGGAAGCCAGCAAACTATTCAAAAGATTATATAGTATGTGCAGATGTAGCAAGAGGAGATGGAACAGATTATTCAGCATTTCATATTCTTGAAATGGAGACTTTAGAGCAAGTAGCAGAATATAAAGGAGCTATATCTACAAGAGATTTTGGTAATATGTTAGTTAATATAGCTCAAGAATATAATGAAGCATTACTTGTTGTGGAGAATAACAATATTGGTTGGGCAGCAATACAACAGATAATTGATAGAGAGTATCATAATTTATTTTATATGTCAAAAGATTTAAAGTGGGTAGATACACAAAGACAAGTATCAAATAAACTTTATAGGCAAGACAAACAATTAGTTCCTGGATTTACTATGTCAATGAAAACAAGACCATTAGTTATTGCTAAATTAGAAGAATTTTTTAGAGAGAAGCTTGTAAAAGTTAATTCCAGGAGATTAATTGATGAATTATTCGTATTTATATATAATGGACAACGCGCAGAAGCTATGTCTGGATATAACGATGATTTAGTAATTTCATATGGAATTGCACTTTGGATAAGAGAAACTGCTTTAAGGTTAAAAGCAGAAGGTATCGAATTACAGAAAAAATCTTTAAATAGTATAAATTCGGTAAATTCTGCTAATGGCATTTATACTAATAAAACTCCTGAACAAGAAACTTGGGAGTGGGAATTAAAAGGAAAGAAAGAAAGTCTTGATTGGCTTTTATAATTAAGAGGTAAAATATGGCTGATACATCATTATTTAGTAGACTACAACGATTATTTTCTACAAACGTAATTGTAAGAAACGTTGGTGGGAAAAAATTACGAGTAGTTGATACTGACGAAATGCAAGCTACACCCAAATCTAATTTAATTGATAGATATACTAAATTACATAAGGGAATTGGATTAAGTGGTTATAGCGATACGGGATTAATTAAAACAATGCGATTAGGATTGTTTAAAGATTATGAAGCTATGGATTTAGATCCAATTATAGGTTCTGCATTAGATATCTATGCAGACGAATCTACTATGAAAAGTGAGTACGGAGAAGTTTTAACAGTACAATCTAATAACGACAATATTAAAACAATATTAAATAATTTATTTTATGATATTTTAAATATAGAATTTAATTTGTGGCCTTGGGTTCGTAATATGTGTAAGTATGGTGATTTCTTTTTAAGATTAGAAATTCAAGAAAAGTATGGTATTACAAATGTAGAACCACTTTCTCCATATGATATTTCAAGGATGGAGAATACTGATCCAGAAAATCCAGAATATGTTAAATTTATACAGGAAAGTGGAGATCCACGTCATTCAGTTAGTGCCGTTAAAACTGAATATGAAAATTTTGAGATTGCACATTTCAGAATGTTATCTGATACTAATTTTTTACCATATGGTAAATCTATGGTAGAAGGTGGTCGTAAGATTTGGAAACAATTAAGTCTTATGGAAGATGCTATGTTAATTCATAGAATTATGAGAGCACCAGAAAAGAGAGTTTTCAAAATTGATATAGGTAATATTCCGCCAAATGAAGTTGATAACTATATGAATAAAATTGTAGATAAGATGAAAAAATCTCCTGTTATAGATAAAGCAACAGGTGAATATAATCTTAGATATAATATGCAAAATATAGCAGAAGATTATTTTATGCCAGTTCGTGGTGGAGATAGTGGAACATCAATAGAATCAATGCCAGGGCTAACTTATGATGCAGTAGAGGATATAGAATATTTAAGAAATAAAATGATGGCAGCACTTCGTGTACCAAAAGCATTTCTTGGATATGAAGAAGGCTTAGGAGCAAAAGCAACTCTTGCCGCAGAAGATGTACGGTTTGCTAGAACAATAGAAAGATTACAAAGAATCACAGTATCAGAGTTAACTAAAATAGCTATTGTTCATTTATATTCACAAGGATTCCAAGATTCAGAGTTGGTAAATTTTGAATTAACATTAACAAATCCATCTACAATTTATGAAACAGAGAAAGTTGAATTGTGGAATAGTAAAACACAATTAGCATCTTCTATGATACAAGATGGCTTAGTTTCTACAGATTGGATTTATAAAAATATTTTTAATTTTACAAAAAAACAAATTAAAAAACAGGATGATCAAATTTTATTTGATTATAAGCAAAAATTTCGTAGATCTCAAATTGAAAATGAGGGAAATGATCCAGATAAATCAGGGCAATCGCAAGGTACACCAGCAGATTTAGCTATGGGTAGAACTGGACACGAATTAGAAGATGAAGGTGGTTCACCTCCAGGCGGATGGAATGGCGCAGGAAAACCAAAAGAAAATCCTAAATACGGTAAAGATGGTAGTGCACGTGGTAGAGATCCATTAGGTAGTAATGATAAAAAACGTGCTAGTAAAGGAATTGGTAATATGGCATTAGCACATTACGATTCAATGAAAAAAACTCTTTCAAAAATGGATAAAAAAGGTGTACAGTTGATAAGTGAATCGGAAGAATTAAAGAAAGAGTATAATAAAGAATTAGATTCAACTAAAGATTCATAAATAGTGTATTTTTAACTATGAATATATTTATAGTTAGGTAATAACACAATAATTATTGGAGCATAGCTATGGCTAGAGTAAAACACTCGAAATTTAAGAATATTGGTATTTTATATGAACTTTTGGCACGTCAGTTGACAAGTGATGTATTAAGAGATAAAAAAGATGGGATTGCAGTAGATATTTTAAAAGAATATTTCGGAAAAGATACAGAAATATCAAAAGAATTGGAATTATATAACATTTTACAGAATAAAAAGACTAATAATTCTAAAAAAGCTGAAGATTTGTTAGAAATAGTAATAGATGCTAGGAAAAAATTATCTAATGCTAAATTGAGAAAAGAAACTTATAATCTTGTAAAAGAAATTAAAACAGTATTTGATACAACTTCATTTTTTAAAACACGATTACCAAATTATAGATTTTATGCCTCAGTATATAATTTATTTGCAGATGCGGGTACTGGTAAAGAATTAAATCCAGTAACCAAAGTAAATAGTAAGTATACTATTTTAGAAAATATATCTTATAAGAAAGTTAAAGAAGAAGAAGTTGATGGGGAAGTTTTCAAAGAATTTAAAGAAAGTGATGCTGATGTTAGATTACTTACATATAAGAGATTAGTAGATAAATTTAATACTAAATATTCTACTTTAACAACAGAGCAAAAGGGTATTCTTAAAAAGTATATTTATAATGTTTCTAATAATTCAGAATTAAAAGAATTTGTTGCTAAACAGTTAGATTCAATTAAAACTGTATTAGAAAGACATCGTCCTAAGATTAAAGATGAAGTTACAAGTATTAAACTTAAAGGGGCTATTAATAAGATTGAAGAAATAAAACAGAAAAAGCACGTTGATGAAATAACATTAACTTCAGTTTTACGGTATTACGATTTAGTTAATGAACTGAAAGAAATAAAATGAAAATAGATGCTTTTAAGAAATTAGTTAGAGAATTAATTCAACAAGAGCTTGAAGAAGCAAGTGTTTCTTCTGCCACTCCAGGTTATATGACACCAAATGCATTTAGTGGAAAAAAGATTAGGAAGAAAAAAATTAAAGAAGCAGCTGATATTTCTGCGTTAAGAGCAAGAATGAAAGCTGAAATGGATAAAGTTGCAAAACATAGAGATGATGTAAAAAAACATTCTGGTAAATTTGTAGATAAAGCAAAGAATGCTTTAAAGAGACAGAAAGCAGCGCAAGCTAGAGTTGATGCTTTACAAGATAGAATTATTGGTATCAAAAGAGAAAATGTTAAAGCAGCTTTGAAAGAAGGTAAGTATCATGATTGGAGAAATGATGATTCTTTATCTGCTAAGCAAAAAATTGGTCTTTCAATGCGAGAAGTTAAGGGCGCATTGGATGAAATAGATAAACTTATAAAAATGAATGTTAGATTGAAGAATGAAATGGGGGTTGATTCTACATCCTATTGGAAACGAACACATTCTGCAATGAGAAAAATTAGTGAACGGTTAGTTAAAATAGCTCATAAAGTTGGTAAACTTTATTAATTAATCTTATGAGTGAGCCTTGGAATAATAAGGCTAGTTTGGTTTATGTTAAAAAGCTAGCTCGAGCTGGAGAAAAAGCAAGTAAATTTGCTTTTATGAAATTAAGAACTGAAACTTCTAAGATAGAGCTAGTACAGTTCGTAGATATATGGATTAAAAAACTTGAGAAGTTAAGAATAGATTTATTAAAGGAAAAATCATGAAGTTGAGTGATATAATTCTTGGTAAGGTTTATACTGATAAGGATATGAAGCCGTTTAAGACTGAAAGTGCTGGAGATGCACGGAAGGCCGATTTAATTTTACGGAAATTGCTTACCGCAGAAAGTAAAATGCGAAAGCATATGTATGATATGAAAGATAGGATGCAAGCAGATACTGTAAACCATAAACTTATGGCAGAATTGGAGAAGTCTTATATGAAAAATGTAACTAAATTTATGCGAGATGTAGTAAGAATTGTGAGGAAGATGAAATGAAACAACTATTAGTAGATTATTTACCATTTGAAATATCACCAGAACAAATTACTGAATCCGTTAAAGAAAATAACGGTAAATTAATTGTTCGTGGAGTTTTACAACGAGCAGAATCTAAAAATCAAAATGGTAGAGTATATCCAAAAGAAATTTTAATGCGTGAAGCAAATGCATATAATAAAAATTTTGTTAAAGAGAGTAGAGCTATGGGAGAACTCGATCATCCAGAAAGTTCTGTAGTTAATTTGGCTAATGTATCACATAATATTACTGATATGCACTGGAAAAGTGATGATTTGGTAGGAACAGTTGAAGTATTAACCACACCAAGTGGAAATATTTTAAGAGAATTATTTAGAAATGGTATTAAACTTGGAATTTCTTCAAGGGGAGTTGGTTCAGTAGAAACAGTAAAAGAATCTACAGATGGTGAAGAAGCTCAAGAAGTACAAAATGATTTTGAGTTAATAGCATTTGATTTCGTATCCAACCCATCTACTCAAGGGGCTTTTATGTATCCTATGAATGAGAGTGTAGATCGTCAAGGTACAGTAGGTAGAACTTGTGGAGAGTATTGTAAGGCTGAAGATATAATTAATAAAATTATGAGGGAAGAATAATGAAAATTTTAGAATCGTATAAAAAAATGGCAAAAAATATGCTGATAGAAAACGCTTGGGATAGAAAATTTGGTGAACCACTTCTTACATTAGAAGATGTGATGAAAGAAGCAGAATCAATGAAACTACAACCTAAAGGTGGTGGTAAAACAGTTGTATTTAAAAATAAAGACAACTATGAAAAGGCTAAAAAATCTGGTGACTATGAAGAACCTGAAGAAACAGATGATGGTGGTGAAAAAGAAGACCCATCAGGTAAATTAGGTAGTGGAGATTTTGAAAGAGGTTCTGATGATGGCGATAGTGAGCAAGATGCATTGGCTAAAGATAAGGAATGGCAAAAAAAGGCGGCGGCTGCATTTAGACCCCACGGGGTGCCATCCTTTGGTTTTGGTTCAAAAGATCAAAGCGATGATGATGACTCAACTGGGGGAGATCCTGATGATTCTTGGGATGATGAAGAAGGTAAACCAAAACCAAGTGGTGATAAAACTAAAAAAACAGGTTTTGTGTCAAAAAATAAACCACAAAAGGCAAAAGATTTAGCTAATGACCCATCAGTAGATACAGGTCCCGATTCAAGAGGTACAGAGTGGGATGCGAGCTATTACGGTGCTGATGATTCTTCGGAATGGCAAGATGATTATGAGGAAGCTGAAGAAGATGGTGATGACGAAAAATTAGCACAAATTCAATGGTTTGGTGAAAAACAAGGATGGGGTAAAGATGGTATTAAATCAGGTAAACAAGAACCAATACCAGCAAAAGATTTAGCTAATGACCCATCAGCAGATACAGGTCCAGATTCAAGAGGTACAGACTGGGATGCAAGTTATTATGGTGCTGATGATTCTGCAGAGTGGGAAGATCAATATAGAGATGCTGAAGAAGATGGCGATGACGAAAAATTAGCACAAATTCAATGGTTTGGTGAAAAACAAGGATGGGGTAAAGATGGTGAATTACCTAGCACATCTGCCAGAACTGGTAAAGAATTAGGTAAAAATGAAACTCTTATGATAAACGGTAAAAAATATAGAAGAGTTCAAGAACAAAAAGGAACATCTAAAAAATATTCTTTAAGAGAAACTTATGAAAGAATTGGTGGAAAATAACTTGAAACTCTCTGAATTACTTATATTAGCAGAATTCGCAGATAAGCGAGGACTTTTCGACTTAGTTGAAGATAAAATATGGGAAGATGAAAAAGAAGTTTCTCATCTTTTATTAGCATTT